GCCTGTGGGATGCTGGTACTATTGGCTACAATGCTGCTTTTGGCGACAAGGACTCATCAGTATTCGACAACACGTTTGCGAAGGCCGGGGTAGAAGCACTGGGCAACTTCTTTTACCCCGACAATACGGTAGACGACACAAGTTACGAGGAAGCCCTAAACGCAATCAAAGGAACCTACTCACCGAGAGGCAATAGGTAATGTCAACAACAATCCGCAGGGACGCACTGAACTACCTCCCTATCACTTGCACAACCAACCCAGCAACAACTGGCGGCATTCCAATGCGGCTGGCATCTGGGGCGTTGCTAATGGTGGATTCACTTGAAGGCGGGGCCAGCAGTGTCACGTTCTACGCCAAGGAGACAGCAGACAGCGACTCATTCTACGTTATCGTAGATGCGTCTGGAACGCCGATCACACAGAACTTGTTCGGCGGTCAGGCTTTCCCGTTGCCAACAGAAACGTTTGCAGCAACTTTTGTCGCAATCCAGACTAACGCCGGAACAGCACAGATTAAATACTCAGCAAAGGGTTAGTCGTGAGCCTGAACAACCAGTACCTAGCCGCTATAGCCCCGTCGTCGCTTCTATGGACACCGCACTTGCTGACGAACAGGGCGTTGTGGCTTGACGCTACGTACGAGCCGTCGCTGACAAAGGTTGGCTCTGCCATCTATTCCGTTGGGGAAGAGGTTGGGGCGTGGGCAGACCGCACGGCAAACGGCGTTTCTGTCACGCAGTCGGCCAGTTTCGACAAGCCGCTGTATGAAGCAACTAACAGTTCCTACCAGATCAACGGTAAGCCTGCGGTTGTCTGGAATGCAGCCAGCCAAAGTCTTGCCAGTAGTGCGTTTGTTCTAGGGGACGCAACTAACAATAAGACTTTGCCGATGCAAGTCTATGTGGTGCTGCAACTCGACTTGCCTACTACATGGACTACCTTCCACGTCTGGGACGGGCTGAACAATTCAAATGAACGCTGGTTTGCCCGATTTTCCAATGGCGGCAATTTCATCCAAGTGATGACAAGAAACATCACTGAGACTGGCGACACCGTAGGCGCAGAGAACAATGGGTCTACGGTTTCGGTTGGAAGCAGTCCGGTCATGCTAGAAGTAGTCAACAACCGCCACGGAAATGCGTCTTCTATCCTGCTAGACGGCACTGAAATCATCGGCGCAGCATTTGGCGATGAAGGGTTTGATGGGCTGATTTTGGGTAACTGGATTAACCGCGCCTCAACCCCACTAAGCCTTGGTGGCCGCATGGGGGAGTTTCTGATTACCAGCGGCACTCAGACCCAAGCCGACAGAGAGAAGATCGAAGGATACCTTGCCCACAAGTGGGGGCTAACGGCAAACCTCCCCGCTGCACACCCGTACAAAACAACAGCCCCTTTCTACGAGAGTTGAGCCATGCCGACACCAATTCAGCGTTCCCCGAACCTTGGCGGCTACGAAGTTTTTTTTGCCTCTTCGTCGGCCAACAGCACCACAATCTCTCTAGGAAACTTTAGTTCCCTGTCAGTGGTTGTTGACAACACGCCCAGTGCCTCGGCAATCATTTCGTGGTTTGCCGCGAAAGACCCCGAAGGCCCGTACGTCCCAATCTACCTGTCAGGGGAAGAGGCGGCTTACACCAGCATACCGCAGAACGGGGTGTATGTAGCCCCACCGGAACTGTTCTGCTGCCACTATCTCAGAGGAGTCGTAAACAACCCGAGTTTTGAGTTTACTGGCACGGTTCTGCTCAAAGGGTAAGCGATGATTAACCGATGGTTTCTGCAACCAATGTTCGGAGAGAACGGGTGGACATACTCGTTCTTTTTCAGGATTGAGGACAGCAAGAACGCAATCATACTTCTTGAAGACGGCTCTCGTTTAGTGGGTGAGTAGTCATGCCAGCCAACAGGAAAATCAGTCAATTACAGGTTGCGAATGCCGCAGGCGTAACGGCTGCACAGGCATACGTCGTAATCGTCGATCAGACTGGACAAAACAAGAAAATTTCGCTGGCCGACTTGGTAACTGCGGCTGGCGGTGGTGGCGGCGGCGGCGGCGGCGGTGCTGTCCTCCTCAACGATCTTATCGACGTCAGCATCCAAAACCCAAACACAGGCCACATCTTAGTTTACGACCACCAAGACACCGGCAACTCAGCGTTTGAAAACACCGACACTATGGACGGCGGCAACTTCTAGCCAATAAAAGGACACAAAAATGGCAGCAAAAACCAAAATCAAAATCTTTCGCTCAACAGGGACTACTGCCCCTACCAGCCTAGAGTTCGGCGAACTTGCGTGGGTAGATGGCGTAAACAAACTTTACATCGGCGACAACGGCGGCAATATAAAACTGGCTGGCGGCGATGGGGCGTTCATAAAGTTAGACGCTGGCACTGCCCCCGGCGTCCTCCCAACAGGCAAGCATTTCTACACCACGGCAGGCACAGAACTCCATGCCATCACGCAGAACGCCACGAACTCGGCGGTCAATAACACCACGCTTGTTGCCACAACGGCGTACGTTAAGCAGGCAGTTTCTGGCGGCGGTTCTGGGTTAAATTTTGTTGGTGACGTTACTGGGACGGGGACAACGGGCACTCAGGTCACTTTGTCTATTGCAGCGAACGCTGTGCAACTAGACGATATGGCGCAGATGGCCGCAAACGGGTTCATCGCCAACGACAACGGCAATAACCAAAACCCTCAACACCTGTCAGTCGCAGACGCCCGCGTTCTCCTTGCCCTTGACGCTACCGCAACTACCCCAGCGCACATTGCCAACTTTGACACGCAAGTGCAGACAAGCCGTCTTGACGAGATGGCCCTCCCCACTCAAAGCGTAGACCTCAACGGCCAGAAAATCACCGACCTTGCCGACCCAGTTGATGCTACCGATGCCGCAAACAAGGGATACGTTGACTCAGTTGCACAGGGGCTGGACTTCAAGGACTCGGTGCGTTGCGCAACGGTTACAAACATTGCCCTAACCTCTGCCACCACTACGGTAGACAACATTACGCTAGTGGAAGGCGACCGCGTTCTGGTCAAAGACCAAACTACGGCCTCTGAAAACGGCATCTATGTGATTAACTCTTCAGGCGGCTGGGATAGATCGCCCGACGCCAACGCGGCAGGAGAAATATCGTCCGGCACATTTGTCTACGTTGATGCCGGAGCCGTTAACGAGCGCAGGGCATACGTCTGCACGACGACTGGCACCATCACCCCCGGTGTCACTGCTAACAACTGGACGCAGTTCTCTGGTTCGGCCCTGCCCGGAGGACTCGGCTACCTCGCCGTGCAGGACGGTGGCACCGGTCGCCAAAATCTTACCGCCAACAGCCTTCTTGCAGGCAACGGCACAGCACCGGTCAACTTTGTTTCAGGCTCTGCGGGTCAAGTGCTAACATATACCGCCTCTGGCCCCGCATACACCAGCACGCTGGACTCCAGTACCTTAACGATTGATGCGGGCGATTTCTGACCTGCGTAAAAAAGGGTCTTAGTTCGTGGCCAAAAAAACAAAGATAAAAATTCTCCGGAGCGTAAGCCCCGGAAACATTCCTAGCCTAGACTCTGGCGAAATAGGTATTAACGAGTCCGACGGAATCCTTTACTACAGGGATTTTCTTGACAACTCGGCGAGACCTATTTGGTACAGGGCCGTTTTGCCGGTTGAGAACCTTGACCCAACCGGTGCATCTCTAGGATACGCCCCCGTGTTTGATGGCACGGAGTACGTGCCCACCCAGTTAGCCGCTGCAACAGACTATGTTGCCAAGGCTGGCGACACAATGAGCGGCAACCTAGTAGTCAATGCGCAAGTGGGAATCGGGAGGCCGATAAGCAAGACAAATACCTCATTAGAACTTAACGACGCGCTGTTTGCCCCAGCCGACGACCACTACATGGGCGGCTTAACTGTTGCCGTCGGCAATGCCTCGCAGCCTTCTATTCAATTCGATGGCACACCCGGCACAGGCATATTTCGGCCAGAAATATCGGTATTTGCGATTGCGACGGGCGGGCAAGAGCGTGTACGGGTGTCGAATGACGGAGTTACCAGAGTAAACGGTCGTCTGGGCATAAACAATGACCCCAACGAAGACACCTTGCTGGGCTTCTCTGGGACTTGTGTTTCTGGCATTTTATGCACGGCCACCCAGAAAAGCGGCAGCAGTTGCAACGTGTTCTATAGTTATGCTTCTTCGGCTGGCACTGGGTCAATCACTCACTTCCTTGCACAGACCACTGCTGGCTCTGGCACCCCCACCCAAGTAATTGGGTTCGACGCGCTCGACGCCATCGCAACCGGCGCGACAAACTACGGCTTTCGCTCTACTCTCGACGAGGAGGCGGGGAAGACCAATTACCAAATCTACGCTTCGGGCGACGCGCCGTCTTTGTTTCTTGGCCAGATTGAAGCCAATTTAGGCGACCCCGCCCGCCCGTCTTACAGTTTCAACGGCGATACCAACACGGGCTTATTTCGGGCTGGCGCAGACGCTGTGGGCATTAGCACTAATAGCGCAGAGCGAGTGCGGATCGACAGCGCAGGCCGGTTTTTAGTTGGTATCAGTGCAGCCACCGGAAGAAACGTATATTTTAACAAACAGCACGCTGGCAGCAGTGGGACTTCTACCCAGTTGTTCGTGGGTGGCTCAATCGGGGCGAACACCCAGTCAGGCACAGATGCGGCGCAGGTTCGCAGCGAACTTTTCCTAGCCGGAAACTCGGGCAATTCGTACAGCCTTTCGAGGGTCAGCCACTTCATTGCGCAGGAAAACTCTGGCGGGATTTCTGCCGACGCCAGCCTTAGTGAACAAGTTGGGTTTTACATTACAGGGCTGTCAGCCGCAACTTCCAACAGGGGGCTGAGAATTGGGGTCAACGAAGCCGCCAACCAGACAAACCATGTTCTGTATTGCGACGGAGACGCACCCAGTTATTTCAACGGCAACATCGGCATTGGAGTGACAGACCCAAATTCGCGGCTATCGGTCACAGGCCCACTGCCTCAAATACGCTCCAACACTATCGCCCCGCAGTCCAACGCCAGCCATTTTTACGTCTACAATAAAAATGGTAGTGACTACACCTTAGTAGTCAGGGACGACCACGCGGTCGGGATTGGCAAGGGTAATGCCGGGAATGAAAAGCACGCCCTCTCCGTGAAGTCGGCAAAGGAGGATGCTGACGGCAACTTCCAAATTAGCATCAATTCAGACGCGACCTACTCTAATTTAACAGCCACCACCCCCGGCGATATAACTACTGGCAAGACGGCCTATGGCTACCGGCACGCCTCTACCACAGAAAACTCGTCGCTTGCCGAATACGCCTCGTTCATCGACGCGGGCCACAACATACAAAACGGTGGCGAAACGGGCAATTATTACTCCTTCCATGCGGCGGGCACCAATCCAGTCGCAGGCTTACAGGCGGGGTTTTACTCCGAAATTAATATAAGCACCGGAGGCGACCGCTACGCATTCCTTGCCACGGGCACCGCCCCCAGTTCGTTTGGCGGGCGAGTCGGCATCGGCACTACTGACCCAGCGGCATCGCTGCACAACGCCGAGGCAGACTTTCAGCCGACTCAACACTATTTTGAGAAAGAGTTTGAAGTTACATTCCCTCACGGAGTAGCCAACCAAAAGTTTAAGTTAGAGTTTCAGGACATCAATGGGCTGGGCGGTCTGTTTCAGATTGAGGGGTATAGCGGCTGGGCAAACCAAATTGCGTTTGGTGTTCTAAGGAAAACATACGTTTTTGCCGCCACTGGCGCGAGTGCATACACAAACACATCTTACTACACAGAAGCCCACGGCCCGATTATCAACAACTTTGCGTTCGGGGAGTTCACATACGACTCCGCAAACCAGAAGTGGTATGTCCCAATAGTTCACCGGACATCAACCGGCAACGCGCTGAAAATCAAAATACGGGTGGCGACACAAACCGAGGCTGTGCTGGCACGGTATCGCGGAATTGTAGCAACGTCCATCTACACTACCGACACGACAACATACGACGCCCCCTCAGTGTCTGTGCCGGGAAACTTGGAATCTCTGTCACTCACGACCGAATCCATTGTAGGCCAGCATGACACGTATAACCCAACTGTTGGGCACCTTGTCTATAGCGGTGTAACCGGGCACCTTGGCACGGGGATGATTGGTAACTACGTCCCCGGCTCGGCAACAGTCACATTCCGCAAGCAACTGACAGACGGTGCCACAAATACGACGGGCGTGCGATTTGACGCGCCAGTATATGGTGATACTTCTAGCGGCAGTGCCGTATCCATAACCAAGTATGGCCTAACGTGCTACCCAGACAGCCGTGGCGACTTGGTGGATTTTGTCCACTTTGATGCTGGGTCATATTACGACAGCACCACCTTTACTAGCGATGCAAAAACAGAATTTGTAGACGTAGTTTGCTATAACGCACAAAACGTCTTCTACAACGCCACGGGCGATGTTGTTGGCTTTAAGTCCAACATTTCAGTAGGGGCACAAAACAACAAAGCCTACGCATTCTACGCGGGCGGCAATGCGCCGAGTTACTTTAACGGCGACGTTGGAATCGGGACTGACGAGCCAGCAGCCCCGCTTCACGTTTCTACTGAAGTAACTAACTCTGCAAAAGTGCTGGAATTAACTGGCACAAGTTGGGGCACGGGGGAAGACCTCAGGGTTGACTTTACGCGGGGCGCAGACGTAGCAGCCTCTATCCAAGCCAGAATGGGAGTTACAACCCCATCAGCAAAGGCTTCTCTGGTACTTTACACTGGCGGTAGTGAGCGAGTGTGGATTGACCAAGCGGGCAGCGTAGGCATCAACTACGACCTCCCAAAAGAAAAACTTGACGTCAACGGCTCCTTTGGAGTAGTTAACTGCAAGACAATTAAGCGGGGCACTGTCACGGTGCCATCGGGGGCCGGTAGCACATTCCTGTCTGACCCACTAATAGTTAACACCCAGCACTACGACACATTAAACCAAGGTTGGTCTTACGTCGTGTGGGCCACGGCTATAGGCACGGGCACCGATACTGGGGCTAGGTGGCTTGTATGGTACGACGAACCCAATTCGACTTGGGTTGCGCGTACAATCAGCCGCGCAAGCGAGGCGTTTAACAATCAGCCTAGACTTCTGGTTTCAGACGCAGGCACCGCAACCGCAAAAATACGCCTGTGGGACAACCATGCTGGCGCAACCCCTTACACATACAGTTACACTGTCGAAGCATTTCTAAAGGGCGAAGCAGACGGCACGGCACACTCGGCAGGAGCGGACTACCACTGGCAGCGGCTAGTCGATCATCTGGTCTACACAGACGGCAACGTCGGCATCGGCACTACCACCCCCGGTGCATTGCTAGACGTAAACGGGGACGCAACAGTCAGCGGCAACCTGACGGTTACTGGCAGCATCTCTGGCACGGTGGCGGCATCCAGCACGTCTCCGCTTACCCTCGAAGGGACAGGGATGTCCGGCGGCACATTGCAACTTGGCGCATTCCCTTACAGCCAAGACCGTGACAACGGCACAATTACGCTTGGGACGATTGAAGGCGAATACACTTTACGAAACTGGGACGGCCAGTCGCCCATCGAAACACTTGTAAAAACAACGATTGGCCGTCAGGAGTTCAAGAGAACTGGCGACCTGCAATACAACGAGACTGGCCCCACCTATGCCGCACGCGCGCCGGGTGGGTGGTCACTCTCGCTCAGTGACGGCACTCAACACAACGTACTGACTGAACGGCTGTCCGTCGAATCGAATGGCAACACCACAATCAATGGTTCGCTAGCAGTCGCAAACAGCCTATTCGTCAACGGTGCCCAACTAAGCCCGTCTGCCACGCCGACTAACTACAAGCCAGTAGGCTTTTACAGATTTCGCATTAACTCCGGCATTAACGATTTTAAGCCCAGTTTCAAAATTATTGGTAAATGCGACGGCGGGCCAGACAACCCACAGTCCGGGCCTCAGCCGTCTCGGGAGATTATTTGCAACGTGTTGACTGGGGGAGGGGATGATGACTTGGGAGAACTAGCCAACCTATTCATTGGTCGCAACGTAGGCACAATCCAAGACGTCTACGACCGGAATTTTACAAACTGCATTTTTCAGGGCAAGGTCAGTGACACGCAATTCCGGTTTTACGGCGACTCGCAGAACGCAAACGAATTTGGCTACAGATACAACTTCACCGGAAGCCCCCTGCGAACTATTACGTTTGGGCAAATACCAAATGTCAACGGAATTGATCTTCTGGCAAGCACGGGGCCAACCATCAGTATTTCCCTTACTTACCAAACAGACCCTGTTCGCTGCACTTACACATTCACCTTGCAAGGTGTAGCACTAGACCCCAACAAGATTTACGCCCAGTTAGAGGCGCAGTGGTATCTCAACGACTCGGTAAACAAAAGAGAGGATCAGACGTACACTGACCACCTATCCGGCATAGACATGGTTAAGCAACTCGAACCGTCGCGCCTTATACAACACCCAAGCGGCACTACTACCAACGTATTAAAGTTTTATCACAGTCGCTACGCCAACCGCCCAACAAGCCTTGACTTGAAGATTTGGTATGACTACTCGTAACACCCACTCAGGAGAGCCTTCCGATGCCGATTGAAACCCTTAATGCCGCAACCCCCGTCACTGTCCCGGCCAAGACCTACGATAAGGTCTGGGTGGAAGAACTTGTTATTCGGGGTTACGACCCCAACGGCGACGTTACCGCCGACGCACGCCTACGATACTTTGGAGAGTTTGACGGCGTACGCGAATTTGCCCCCGAAGTTGTCCGCATTAGTGCTGGCAATCTCCTTACCAACCCAGAGAACGACCCTGACCTTGACGCAGCCGTGACCGCACTAATGGCCTACGTGGCCAAGTTGGCAGCAGCACAGGGCGTAATTTCTTGAACTAGGAGTTGAGCGATGTCAGGGCCAATCAGAAACCTTATCGCCAGAGTCCGTGCTAATCGCCCGCAGCGGCAGCAACGCAGAGCGGAGCGGAGAGAGCGGCGGCGTGAAACATTACGTAACATCATCAACCCAATGGAGTCCATTGGGAACGCCGATGCCGCAGCCTCAAAGCCCCGGCGTTTTGAGTTGTTTCGTAGTGTCGGCACTGGCACAGCCAACTCCCAGTACCGTGGGTCAGACGTCAACAAGCCGCAGCCGGTCGTCCGTTTCCAGCAGAAGAACCCAGACGGGCCTGACACTGGAGACTTTGCTGGCCAGCGGGCCTACGATGGTGACGGCACTGGCGTTGTTGTGGACGGCGAGAAGGTAAAGCCGCAGTCCCAGTACGCGGCCAAGAACCCTGAGTTGCCCAAAAAGTCCTATACCCCATCGGCTAACAAGCCCACGGTTGCGGCACCAAAGTTCCGGAACGTCAGCGGCAAGGCTGAACGGGTGCCAGAGAACGACACTTCGTCTGTATTGCCAAGTCCGGGCAGCATAACGCCAATACGGGAAGTGCGTCGGCCAGCAGTACCTCGCCGCCAAGAGCCAGTCAGCAGTCAGCCGGAAATGATTTCAGGCCCGCAGGCCGATACGCCACAACAGCCAACGCCATCTGACGACGCGATCCGCAAAATGGTGTCTAGGCTTTCTCCAAAACAACAAGTTGAATACTGGGAGAATAAAAAACGAAACGAAGAGTTACGAAGGATATACAACGACCAATTAGACAGGCAGCGGGCTGCTGAGAATCGGGATTTGGAGAGGGGGCCGCTTGAAAGAATCTCTGACGCAATGAAGAGATTTGAGGAAGGAAAGTTAGGCTACCGCGAGGTCGGGCCAGAAGTAGGTTCTGAAGCCTCGGCAACCCTAGAACCGAAAGCGTACTCTCGTCCCCTTTCCCGCAAGTTCGTACGCACATTTCAAACCGACTCGTCTCAGGCGCAAAGGGACTTGGTTGAGATAATGCAGGACGCAAAGTATGCGGCAGAAAAGCCTGTTTACGACCCCGGTGCTGGCGCGTCCGACGACGAGCGTGTGTTCCGGTACATAGAGCAGTTCTTAACATCTGATCTGGGGGTACGTTTGCCTGAAAGGGGCGACCCAACAAGGCCCGCGTGGGATGCCGCCAGATATGAGATTTTACGGCTCTGGCCAGAGTTGACCGGCAGGCAGAGGCCCAGCAAGCAACTTATACAGAAACTCGTATCAGAGGCAGAAAACTAAAGGAGTTTCCGATGGGTCTTATACCGATGCTGCTAGATGCCATGCGGCAGAGAAAATACGCAAACGAGTTCATTCGTCTTCAACAGCACGAAGAGCAAAAAAGGGAGATGGAAAAAAAGAAGGCCAAGGAGGAGCGAGAGGCTTCGCAGTCCCTTGACCTGCCACCATCACCATACGAGTCGCTGCTTAAAGGATTAAAATAAAATGCAATACAATCCGTTATATGGCGGCAGTATAACCAAGCCGCAAAATCTGCCGGTTCCACGGCGAATCCCGGTTCTTCCAAGTCCTAACGGGATAACCCCAATCCCAGAGATTCGGCGTCCGGCTCCCCCTCCCGCAACGTACAATCCGATTACCGGCGGCAGCAACGCTGGAGAACCCAAGCCTTTGAGCGGCCTCATTGACGATAACGGGGACGGCTATGTCCCACTCTCTACGGCACCCAAGCCAGCCCCCGTTGTTGCAGAGTACCCCAGACAGCAGCCTAGCCAAGCAGTTAAGCGAGACGGGTTATTCGCTAGAGCGGGCAACCGAATGCGGCAACGCCGCCAAGGCAGGCGGGAACGACGCTCAACGTTCAAGGAGCGGTGGGACAGGGCCACAGCAGGCGAAACCCTCGACCCGTTTCGTCGCTACCCCGGCTTAGTCGGCAACCCAGTGCCCCAGCAGGAAGTCGCACTACCCACAGTACGTGACTTTCTGCGTGAAATGCGGCTGAGAAGGCGTTACCTGTAAGGAGCGTACGCTGTGGCAATACAAGGAGTCAAAGGCATACAAGGCGTACGAGGCATTCGTGGTCTTGGAAGCAGCCGCAGCAGCATAGATAACGCTCTGACTCCGGCGCAGCAAGAGAGCATTGCGTCCTCTCTTATGAGGTCTGGCGGGCAGTTTATTGAAACGCTAGGGCTTATACTAGACACGCCGGGAGCAATCGGTCGCGGCATTCTTGCTGGCAAGCCACTCAGCGGGTTCAACTTCAATTACGAGGACAGGACGTCCGGGGAAGAACTACTGAAGTCGTACGGGTTCAACGTCCGGAATCCGTATTTGCGAACAGCGGCAGGTTTTGCGACAGAGGTTTTTACAGACCCGTTGTTCCTGCTTGGAATGGGAACCAAGGCCGTAACCAAGGCGGGTGCTGCCGCATCAAAGGCGGGCCTACTCAAAGACGCACCGCTTGCGTACGCCAACAAATTCGGCAACCAAGCCGCAATGGCTACGCCAAAAGGCCGGTTCCTGTCCGGACTAATGCAGGCGAATGACGTAGTGCCATCAGAGGCAACCATATCCACACTGAAGCCAGCGGGGCAGCGTCTGGCCCAATCTAAACTCACGCTCTCTGACCTTATTGAACACGCCTATGGCAGTGGGAAACTGAAGCAAGAGGCCAAGCAGAAGGTGGTCGATGCACTGGGGGGCATCAAAGAGTTCGACAAGGTGAAGCACCAGAAACTCGGGGGCATCATTGGTTTCAACGTCGGCCCTTTCAATGCAGCCACAAACGTTCCCGGCGGCGACATGGCACTGCAAGCCCTCGACGAGTTGGGGGCAAGGGCACGGTACAGTTGGGCGGGACGAGTCGCCAATAGTGCCTTCAACCAGCGGGTGAAGGGTGCTGTAGACTTCGGCGAACAGGTCGCCAACTTGCGGCTGACGGAGTACGAAGACATCGCACGGCTGGCCGGAAGAGAAAAGGCCATTGCCCACAACCAGTTGCTGCAAAAGATTACACTGTCTCCGCAGAGCAAGAAGTTGCTAGGGGCCGACAGCCTGTTCACGCCGCAAGGCAACGATATGCTGACCCGACTGGCAGAGAACCACGGCAACGCAACTGACCTACAGATTCTCGCTGACACGCCCCAACTAAGCCAGTGGGTTGATAGTTGGGATATGATCCAAAAGCAACTTTTCCGAGAGAGGGAACAACTTGGACTCCAAGGCACATACTACAAAGACAAGTACGGAACCAGATACAGCCCACGTTACGGCGACGAGTTCGACTTCGGTGACGCCGAACGGGGAACCGGTCGAATGTTGTTCGGCTCCAATGTCGAAGGCCAGTCTGGAAGAAAGAGCGTTCTCATCACTCCCGGCGGCACAGATACGCTGCGAAAACTCAGCCTGTTGCCGTCAGTCAGAGAACTAGCGAAGCCCCGATCAACAGTAACCGAGGCACAGGTAGCCCTCGACATTAAGAAGTGGTTTACGATTAACCACCCACTAGAGCCTATTGGCGACAAACAAGCCAAGGGCATCGCACACATTTTGCGACGTCGCAGCACACAACTGCCAGATGACGTGCCGGTTTTTCAGGCCCACCCTGCAAATGCACAGGCCAGAAAGATCATCGACAACGAGATCGCAAATGCCCGCAGCGAGGCATTGCTAGAGTCTATTGCTGAAGCCGCTGTCCCAGAGGCCGCGTCACAACTACAGCCGGGAGTGTGGCGTAACCTACAAGAAACCTACGACCAGACTGCTGGGTCAGTTGGGTTCGATCTGAAGTCCACAAGGGGTGCCGACCGTTTGCGACAGAAGATTGCAGCAGCCACTGGAAAGAACCCAGCAGACGTGGACTTAATGAGGTATTCGCTACCAGAACGGGTAGCGCGTCGTCTGCAAAGAGTTGGCGAAACCATCACCAGCACGACGTCACAACAGGAACTCAGTGGATTCCTAGACGGCTGGACAACGCTATTCAAGGGGTTTGTCCTTGCAAGACCAGCACGCTTCACACGGGATGCCTATTCTAACGCCGTCTCCATTTACCTAGAGACAGGCAACGCCAAGGCCACCCTTTTCGGCATGGACACGGCAAGGAAAATTCTTGCTGGCAAGTACAAAGACAATGCAATGCTGGGCCTCACCGACGTGCCCTCGCAACTGCGAAAGATTCCTAAGTACGGCAACGATCCACTGCTAGATACAGACCAGAAAATTCTTGACGCATTTCTCTCGGACGCCGGACGACTAGGCGTGCTGTCCGGATTGCAGTCAAGCGAACTGCTGTCGGGTGCCCGTCGCGGAACAATGTCGCAACTTATTCCCGGCAGCACCCCAGTCCAAATCAGCAGGTTCATTCCAGAACTGACGCCGGATGCCTCGACTTTCACCGCAGCGGGTGCCAAGCGGTTCTTCCAAGTCTACGGCGTTGGCGGGCGAACGCAGGACACGCTGAACCCGATTCTTCGGGCAAGTCAGGAGGTAGGGGATGCCGTTGACAGCATAGGGCGACTCGGTGGATTTATAGCGTTGTTACAACAAGGCTTCTCGGCAGAGGAGGCCGCTGCAAGAATTGCCTCGGCCCTCGTTGATTATAGTAGTTTAACATTAACGGAGCGCAAGTTTTTACGCCGGATTTTTCCGTGGTATTCATATAACTCACGCATTGGGAAATACGTAGCCCAAAGTTTATATGACAGGCCGGGGGGACTGTACGGCCAGATGCTGCGATTTAGTAACACCGCACAGCAGAGATCCACCGAAGGAGAGTCTTACATTCCCGAGAACATGCGTAGTCAGTTTGCCGTCCGAATGCCAGAAGAGTTTACAAGGGCACTCGGACTGTACGACGAAAATAATACTACGTACTTAAAAGATATAGACCTGCCCGGAATCGACGTTTTGAACCTGTTATCTCCAGACGACTTGCAAGAAACGTTTGCTAACATTGTCCGGCAATCAGCACCGCCCATCCAAGCCATTGGGAGCCTCGCAACAAACCGCGACCTTTTCTACGACAGGCCGCTTAACGAAACAACCACCGCATACGACAGGGTGTACCGTTACCTTACAGGTAGTTCGGAGAACTTGTCTGCGATTCCAAAGGTTGCGGCACAACTGGTTCCCGGCACACAGATACCAGCAAGCATCTTTGGGGCACTGGTTGACGAGCGAATACCTAGTATGCGCAAGCGTCTGACAAAGGCGATTGCCAACCAAACGCTGGGCGTTAAGTTCGCCGACAGCAACGAGCAGACAGAACTATACGAACGGCAGCGTAAGGCTGAAGAGGCACTGAAGGGCAAGACCTATCAGTACAGCCGATCCTACGTCCCAGAAGAAATCATACCGACGCTGACGCCATACGAGAAAGACGTCTACGCCTACTCCAAGATACTGGACAAGGAGCAGAAGAGGTTGCAGGAAAAAAGGAAGCAGCAAAAACTCCGGAGTCAACAGCGATGAGTGATAACATTAGGAAACTCCGCAAGTCTGGAGCATGGACACGCAAGGAGGGCCAAAACCCAGAGGGTGGCCTGAACGCAAAGGGGCGGGCGTCTTACAACAGGGAACATGGTGCCAACCTGAAACGCCCACAGCCGGAAGGAGGCAAGCGGCGAGACTCATTCTGTGCCAGAATGAAGGGAATGAAAAAAAAGTTAACAAGCAAGAAGACAGCAAGTGACCCGAACTCGCGTATTAACAAATCGTTGCGGGCATGGAAGTGCTGATGATACACCGCATCAGCCCAGAGATTCACGTCGCAACGCCACTAGGGGAAGGTCACGCGCTATTCCTCATTGACTACGGGCCGTCTATCAACAGCGTTTGGGTGGTGCATCTCTTTGCCGACGGCAAGGTAGTCCACGTCTCTAGTGAGGACGTGAGGGTTTTCGGGAATCCGATGTACGGAATTTCAGACCCGCCCCTTCCGGTGCATAAATTTGGGGAGTAACGCAATGTGGCCATACGACGACGAGGAGGATGACCCGGAAGACTTGGTGGAGTTTTTGTGCCGGGGTTGACAGGTTGACGCGACTTAGCGATGGTGTGCCCTCCAACCGGAATGGAGGGCTTGCCAATGAGCGAAGAGAAGGACGAAACAATCGTCTCGTACGAGGACGACAAGACCTATCGGGCGTGGCCCGAAAAGAACGCCAGCAAACTGAAGACACTGGCACACTCACCTATCTCGTACCATGCGGAGTATGCCGCAGAGCAGCGGACGCCGAAGTCTAGCGATGCCTTGGAGTGGGGCACTGCGATGCACCTTTGGCACGAACGGTGGCCGCAGCCACACGAAGAGTATGTAGAGGTGGCCCCTGCCAGCATCACCACGGCAGCAGGCGGCTGGACGAAATCAGCGGCTGAGTGGAAGGCTTCACTGCCGCCGGACAAGTTGCCTCTAACGCAGCCAATGTACCACCGGCTGAAGAAGCAGACGCAACAGATTCTTGAAAACGCCGCAGCCGTTGACCTTCTTAACGCACGTACAAAGACGGAGTTCAACGTCCGGTGGTCTTGGGGCAAACACCGATGCAAGGGCCGGTTCGATGGGGGCACCGATGACGTCATCTACGACCTAAAGACGACGCGAGATATGTACCCCGCCCAGCAGTTCGGCAGGAGTGCAGCCCAGTGGTTCTATCACATTCAAGCAGCATTTTACCTTAACGGTGCGATGAAGGCTGGGTGGCCAGACCACGAACCACAGTTCATTGTAACAAGCAACCTCGCCCCCTATCACTGTTCAGTTATGACTATACCGCGTGAGGTATTGACCGAGACTGAGGAGTGGTGCCTTAGACTAATGGACGAACTAGACCAACGCCATCTACTGGACTGGTGGCATCCCGCCGACTACGGGAAGATTGTCCGGATACCGACACACTACTTTCAGACGAGGAGGGAATGGTAATGCGTAGAGTAACAGCGTACAGAGATGCCAGCCAGCACACAGACCTTTTGGACAAGGCTCTGGCTGACGCCAAAAAGAAATTCACTCGGGTGGTCAAGAATAAGAAGGGGCCATACGGCCTATTCGCAGACTTGTCCAGCCTAGTTGCTAGCACAGCCTCTGCATTGGCCGAGGCATCGGTCGTCTTGCGTCAAACATACAACGCAAACGATGACGGCAGCATGGTGCTTGTCACGGAGTTAGCCTGCAAGGGCCAGTGGGTATGCAGCACAATTCTAATCCCGTCTCTGAAAAACCCGCAGCACGTATTCGGATACTGCACCTATATGCGGCGTCTTGCCTATGCGTCCATGCTAGGGCTGGCGGCTGACGAGGAGATGGACGGCATGGAAGCAGCCCGACCGGCAAGCGACACCACCGATGTTGATGCAATCATCACAGCGATTCGCCAAGCCACCAACGAGGCACGGCTCAACACCATCTGGACACACGTTTCAGAGTTGAACTACCCACGCGACGTAGTGGCACGGATAGAGAAGGCTATGGACGAGAGGCGGTCAGGAATGAAGTCGCAGCCGAAGCCAAAGCGAAAGGAACCAACCAATGCAAGTGAATGAGTATCTGGAGATGAAGCAGCGGATGCTGCTTGCTGCTGAACTGTTACGGCTTGTCGTCACACAGGATGACACAATCCGGTTCGACGAGGAAACGTTTCCGCTTATTCAACACGCAGGACTCAGCAATAAGGAGGACTTGCAGAAGTTGTTTGCGGAGTTGGACATTTTGCGGGCACGGCTAGGAGAGCCACTGTTGCCAGTCACGGAGGAGAAACAGCATGACGCCGAGAGAGATACAGGAGATGGTTCGGTCAGGGATGACGATGGAGCAGATGTCCCGCGAAACGAAACTCCACCCGAAGGAGTTGAGGAAGATGTTGCGGCGAAGCCAACTAAGCCGAGACGCAGGCGATCCAACAATACAGGAAATAAGAGAAGCCGCAAAAAAAATACGAAGCGAGTGGAGTCCAGCGACTGAACAGGCTCGTTGGGTTGGTTTGAAGGGATACCTTAGAAGCCCACGGTAGGGGATATGTCACAGCAAGGATTCTTGTTTAGCGACTCGCGGCCTTTCCAGTACAGGCCATACCAGACGCAAACCCGAGACGATGTACTCAACCACTTCCGCGAACACAGTCGCGGGCTGGGAGTTCTGGCGACAGGGCTGGGCAAGACAGAGATCGGTATACTTATTGCAGACTGGTATTTGAAGCAGGGCTTAGAGGTTCTATGGATAACACCCTTCACGGAACTGTTAGGCCAGACTGCGGAACGGCTACGCTCTCGCGGTTTTCCATGCGGGATTGAGCAAGGAGGAAGCAGGAGTGACGACAGGCTGACGGTGGCAAGTTACAAAACTTTGCTTACTCGAAGACGATGGGAGTCGTATCTGCCAAGGCGGCTAGGACTAATCATTGTCGATGAGGTTCACCTGAACTACTCCAAGCGAAGCATGGAGATGCTCGACAACTTGCTGCAAGGAGGCGGCAAGTTGTTGGGTTTAACCGCATCCCCAAACCGAATGACGGGAGACCCGCTCACCGAGTTCTACGGCACGGTAGTAGCGGACTACGGCATCTTGCCTGCAACGCAGGATGGTTGGCTTGTGCCGTGGAAGTCGTGGCTTTCTGTTGTTGAGAGCCTTGACCTTTCAAGGATGAGGGTCAACGCCGCCAGCGACTTCAACCAAGAAATGCTCGACAGGGTGCTTCGCAAAGAGCGTGTAGTGCAGGAGATTGCTGCCCTTGTTGAACAACACCACGAAGGGGAGCCTTCGATTGTATTCACCCAGTCGATACCGCAGGCCGATATGCTTGCTGACTTATTGCGGAGGCGTGGGCTACAGCCGAGCGTCGTCCATTCAAGAATGGAGCCGCAGGAAAGACGGATGCACCTAGAGGCATTCGACAAGGGCGACACCAACATTGTCATCAACGTTTCTTGCCTACTGCAAGGTTACGACCAGCCAAGAATCCGCAAACTATTCTTGGCTAAATGCACGGCGTCTTACAACACTTTCCTGCAAGCCATCGGTCGCGGCACCCGAGCCTTGCCAGACACTATAGATGGACTCTTGACGCCCGAGGCGAGGCGGCAGGCCATCGCCGCGTCGGCCAAGCCATACTTTGAAATCTTTGACATTACTGACAGCAGCCGTCACCACAGCATAGTCAACGCCACCGACATACTTTGTCCCACGGAAGACAGGGAGTTGCTTCGCAGGGTAAAGAAGCGAACAGAGAACAAGCCACTTGACCTTGACGAGTCTTGTGCAATCGTCGCCGAGGAGAAGAAGCGGCTACGCCAAGAGCAGGAAGCCCTTGACGCCTTGGCACGAAATCGGATACAAGGCTCTGCTGACGCTGAGTTCGGGAACTACGCCCGTGACCTAACGGCAGCATCTGAAGCCCCAGTTAAGAAGACGGGCTGGAGAATGCGGTTCGGCAAACACAAGGGCCAGTTGCTGCGAGAGATACCAGTTGACTATTTGCAGTGGCTCGACAGCAAGAACAGGGACAGGGACGATAAGTTGTTTCAGGCAATCCGAAAGGAGATCGGACGAAGAGTTGCCTAATTGTCAGGGATGACGGCACTACATTCCATACACGCTCTGCTGCGAAAGACTGGTGCCCAACGGTGCGAAAGACCAGACGCCTTAACCCAATGACTGGCGGGGCCGAGGGAGAGACACCACCGTTTGTCTGGCTCTATAAACCAGACTTCTTCTCTCGTTTTTGTGCGGGACGTGTGACGCATATTGTCAATAGGTGACGCCATGAAATCAGACCATGACTTTAGAACTGACCAAGCATACGGCAGAGCATTCGAGAAGGTGCTGTTCAATCTCATTGGGCACTACCACCCGATGGCTCTTTCGAGGACTGATGAGTACACCGATCCCCGAATACACCAAGACTTCGGGGACATAGTTCTCACCACCACCATTCAGTGCAAACGCAGAACGGAGAGGTATCAGTTTACCTGCTGCGACGACTACCCATTTGACACCATCTTGGTGGACACGGAGAGGCACCTTCGCATGGAGGGAATCCCAGTGGACTTGTATTACAGCCTCACCCAAGAGCAGCGGCGGTGCTACATAAGGTGGTTCCACAGTTACTGGGTCAGTGCGCCGGACATGGAACACTTTGCTGTTATTATCCCGGCATCCAAGGCGTATTGGGTACTGGACGAGTGCTGGGACAAGAGGAATAAATCCCACACAATTAACTGGGCCTGCCCAAAAGACAAGGCAATTTTCGTCAATAAAAACGATTTGCGTCCCGCCCTTTGCCGGTTATGATATTGGCCTGAAAGGATGTTCAGTGGAAGACATAGACGCAACCTGCGAGAACTGCCGCCACTTCGTTCGCGTGGAGTGCGACGAATGTGATGGTAGTTATGGACAGTGCCGGAGAATGCCACCACAGTTCCCGATGCCGGGAACATTGAATGGTGCGTGGCCCATTGTCTCAGAGGATGAACACTGCGGTGAGCATGACCACTGTTCGGATTTATTCTAACGACGACCTTCCCAACTGGGTCGCGGACGAGATACGGTTCCTGACAAAACCAGACGGCGAGAACAGGGCACTGTTCAGTGACTTCGCCCACGACAACGACAGGAGCAAACTCCCGCCAGACTCTAAGTTTGCGATTGCGTACAACGACAAGGACTACGAACTACAGCCAATCGGCTGGGTGATGGCGTCGTTGTGGGAAGGTGTCACCTGCATTCAAGGTTTTGTCAAGGAAGATATGCGGCAGCGGAAGATTGCTGCGGCACTGTCTGCGCTAGCACTAGCAGACCACCCGAAGGAAACCATCGGGGTTTTCAGCGACCACTTCGCACGGATAGGCAGGTGGTTGGGGTACAAGATTGTGCGGCAGTACACCCGAGTAGAAGACGGATGGATTATCAAAGATGGAGCGGAACCCGAATGAGATCGACAAGGGGGAATACCAGATACTGCATCCTTTCTGTGCAATATGCCACTGGCCAGCACGTCGGGCCGGAAGGCTTATGGAATTGCACCATATAGTTGGCGGGCCGGGAAGGAAAGATTGCATAGAGAACTGGCTGAATCTCTGTTCCCGCTGCCACCACGCAGTCCACAATAAACTCCCTGACTACGGAGAGATTCCAAAGGGTGCCTGCCTAGTGGCAAAGGCCGAGGTAGACGGAGAGGTTGACCTACAGAAACTGGCCAGCCTTAAACGCCGCAAGGCTTTGCCATACGACCCAGAGCCAATCCCAGAGGCGTTCCTGAAAGACAGGCGACGAGACGGCGGCGACCCGTGGCCGTAGTTCCAGATTCCAGAAACGAGAATAGACATGGCCAAAAAGCGGCAACCACAGGGTCGGCGAGCGGAGCGTAATAGTCGCACTCCGGATCGCAGTGCCATCGGCAAGCGAAGCCGTAATAAAGGAGCGAGGGGCGAGCGGGAAGCCGCCGAGCGGCTGGCCACTCTCTTTGGGTGGCAGGCCAAGCGGGCACAGCAGCACAGCGGCACCGAGACCACAGCCGACGTGCTTGTTTCAGACACGCCCGGATTATGGTTCGAGGTCAAGAGGGTGAATCGGTTGAATGTTCCGAAGGCAATGGCGATTGCCACCGATCAAAGCGGGAGAAAGTGCCCAGTGCTGATGCACAGGATAGACCAAGGGGAGTGGCTACTGACCATAAATCTGGTAGACCTCCCGAGGATTGTCCATGCCTACGAATGTGCGAACAGTGACGCGATGGCTCCGTCGCAAGTACCCAGTGCAACGCCCCGTTGTGGTTCGGATAGTGAAGCCACAGGAGGGTCTGCATGGCATCTGCCTGCTGGGAAAAGAACGGGTACTGATACGACTGTGCAGGGCAGCGGAACACTCAATGTGCGAAACGCTGCTAGAAGAATGGGCGCACGTACTGCGAGATGAATGTCCAGTTCCATACGAGGAGGGGAATGAACATGACCAACTTTTCTGGGCAATCCTTGCCCACGTTACGAAAGAGTACAGGGGCGAGTGACCCAGTTGCACCCAGCCACTATAAGAGCCACCCGTCAGGGATAGAGGCAATAGAAATTACCCAGTACGAGGACTTTCTAATTGGCAATGTTTTCAAATACTTGCTACGCCGAAAGTTCAAGGGTCAGGAGTTGACCGACGTTCGCAAGGCTCTTTGGTATTTGACCAAGGAAGAGCAGCGTCTCTCTGAGCAAGAGGGGAAGAATGAGAGCAAGGGCTGACAGCCTGCCGTCACCGGCAGAACAGGAACTCATTGACCACGACTTGTCTAGCCTTTCGGGGGATGAAATCTCCGGTGGCTGGCGTTCGATTTGTGCGATGATTTTGCTACGCACAGTTTCGTCGGTCAGCAGAAGCCAAGAGGCCCGCATCTCGAAGGCCGAGGCAAGGTTGCAGTACAAGGCAGCGAAGGAGTGGATGGCTGGAAAGGCGGGGCTAATCTCGTTTGAAGAGGTACTCAGTGCCCTAGAATTAGAGGAGCAGTACGTCAGAAACGGCATAGATAGGTATGCTAAAACCGCAGTCAGCAGGGCCATAAACCTAGATAGCGAAGCCCAACTAACCCCAGCGTGAGAGCATGGAAGAGACAATCAAAAGGCTGAACCAGTTGGCCTCAGACCTTAGCGTCGAGTGGTCGAAAAGAAGTGAGGGTGGCTACACCGTTTCGGAGTATGCAACCCTTATGACGATGAGTCTGCGGGCTATGATCGCAGCGGCAGACCTCATACCTGTCAAGGGCGAAGAGAGAAAAGAACTCGTCATGCACTACGCTGGCGAGTTGTTCGACAAGTTTGCCCATAGAATTGTGCCCATCTACTTGAAGCCAGTGTGGTTTGTTGTGGCACCCGCAGCACGACAGTTAGCCATGTCGCTGGCCAGCGGTACGATTGAAGGGCTACTGCCAATCGTTAGAGGTAAAACAGCGTGATGACATATTTTCTAGTTGCCTGTGCTATTGCTCTGCTTTTGTGGCCGGGAAAGAAAACCCGAGTCCCGACGCTGATTGAACACATCAACGTTGTGCCAGAGCAAAAGGCACCCATCGTCATCAACAGCACCCCCAGTTTCCGGGCAGCGATGGACGCCCTTCACCTAGTCCATCAGCGTTTCAAGACTGTCGGCATGACGCCGGAGCAGCGGGCAGCGATGGACGTCATTGTCCTTGGACTAATGCAGGGGATTGACGATGAACAATAGGATTGTGGGCGTGGCTCTACTGCTTGGGCTGGCTTTTGCGTGGGGCATTGAAGGGCCATCACCAGAGCCGCCCGCCCCAGCACCAGTCCTTGAACTCGACCTTACTGGGCTTTTCGTTGGAGAGTACGCCGCCGACGATGCCAAGTGCCTGTCGTGTTTGTGTGGACAACTCGCAGATATTGTTGAGTACGATGGCACGCTAGACGAGCCAAGACTAAAGACCGGCACGGCTATTGACGATCTGCGTAGGACAGCGAGGGAGTACAGGCTAGAGGGAGTGTCAATCGGGGCGAGGCAACCAAAGGTGCGGGACGCGATTGACGAGTACATGACAGAGAAACTTGGTCTGAGCGGGGGGCCAATCACCGAGAGCCAGAGAGCCTTGTGGGTTCTGACTCTCAGAGAAATATCCGAGGCATCCCGCCATGCAGTTGGTCGCTAGATATATCGCAGCCCTGCTACTCATAGTGGCAATCATCATTGCGGCCTACCAGCCAAGCGATGATATTCTATACGGGCAAAGCGAGGACTTTGGTTTCCAGCCGGATCGGTCTGGCACTGCCAAGTTCCTAGCGGAGTTAGATCAGCCCTACTTCCGGCAGGCCGGTGCCGACATTCTGAAGAACGCCAAGGGCAAAGACACGTTCCTTTGGCGGCAGGCTGACGTCTGTCACCGGCAAGTCTACGGCAGAAAGTTTACTGTCTGGCGGCAGGGAATAGGAGACTGCGTGAGTTTCGGCTACGCAATGGGGTGTTATGTGGTGCTTTGTGTGCAGCACGTAGAGGGCATAGTCCCAGAGCCGCCACTGTTAGTTGCGACGGAGCCACTGTACGGTGGTGCTAGGTGCGAAGCCAGAGGGGTAGAGTTCGCGGGGTTCAGTGACGGGGCGACGGCATCCGGTGCGACTAGGTGGATCAGCGGCCTGCGGAATGGCACGGGTGGCGTACTGTTTAGAGAGAAGTACCGCGACCTAGACTTCACCACTTATTCCCCAGAGGTGGCCAAGAACTTTGGGGCTTATGGCTGCGGTGGCCGGGGTAACGAATGGCTCGACAAGGAAGCCAACAA